GGCCCGAGGCGAAGCGTTCCGAAACGGTGAGTGGTCGTACGGTCAGCCATTCACTCCGCAAAACCCAACGACCGCAAGTAACTTTTAGAAAAGGTGATTAATATGTTTATACGAGGAAGACGGCGACTTGCTCCTATCCATTTCATGGCTGAAGGCGATGGTGGAGAAGGGGGCGCAGGCGGAGGTGGCGGTGGAGGCGAAGGTGCCGGCACTGGTTTCAGCCAAGCAGATCTGGATGCGGCGGTAGCGAAAGCTGTCGATACAGCCACAACCGGACTCAAGTCCAAGAACGATGAGCTGCTTACGAAAGTGAGCGATTCCAAGGCTGCGCTTAAAGCGTGGGAAGGTCTGGATCCTGAAGCAGTCCGAGGTGTACTCAGCAAGTTTGAGAACGATGAGGAACTGAAGCTCATATCCGAAGGCAAGCACAGCGAAGCATGGGACAGGCGGCTTGAGAAAGTCAACGCTACCCACCAATCGCAAATCGACCAGGTGACTACGAGCAACACTACGTTGTCTACTCAGCTGGAGGCATCACAGTCTCAGGTTCGTGACCTGTTGGTGAATCAGCAAGCTATCTCAAGCTTCATCTCTGAGAAGGGACTTGACACAGCGACAGCCGATGTTGTGCTGAGAGCGAAGGGCGCATTCGTTATCGAAGAGGGTGTGCCTATTGCTCGAGACGCCAAGGGTGAAATCATCCGAGGCAAGGAAGGTCCTATCACGATAGCTGAATGGGTGACTTCACTCAAAGAGACGGCGCCTCACTTGTTCCCAGGATCCCAAGGCGCAGGAACCGGCGGATCAACTGGCGGTCAAGGCGGAACTGGCGACCTCGATACGAGGATGGCTGCCGCAGCATCGTCTGGTGATATGAAGACATATCGTAAGCTACGAGATCAAAAGAAGAAGGCGGCTGCCGACGCTTAGGTCTCTCACGGGGTCCAGATACCCTTATAGGGTCACTATACCCCTTGTTACCCCCCTCCCTAGGACATGGATCGTCCTCTGGGGTCCAGTATCCAACCTCCTGGCCCCTGTTTACAACTACTCCACCTGATGGTATATTCCGATTCACTGCAGATGATTATTTGCATCCAGTGAACGCGAAAGCGACAGCGAGCTATCAAGGGCAAAGCCCCATCCGGTCAGGCCGGTATGATCGCTGAGTAGAGGTCAAGCCTTACTCGCCAAGTCAGTAACCCGTTCCAACGCTAAGCCGAGGAATGTGAAAACTTAAACTTTTCATGTTCTAAGAGGAACGACATCATGGCTAACGCTTGGGAAGAAGTAGACTCGATTGCCGCTGAGGCACTCACTCATTTGGAAGACGCACTGGTTATCACCCAGCTCGCATCGACCGACAAAACCGCAGACTTTTTAGCACGTCCTAATGGCTACGCCGTTGGTGACTCAGTCCGCATCAAAACCCGTCCTGAATATGCAGTTCGCGACTTCGACGCAGATGGCAACGTCATCAACGTCCAGGACATTCGTGAATCCACCCGTAACATGGAAATCGAAAAGCACCTCGATGTGTCCGTGGAAGTTACGTCCAAGGAAAAGGTCCTTGATCTGGAATCATTCAGCGAACAGGTTATCAAGCCTGCTGCTTATAGCATCGCTGAAACTATCGACACTTACGTCGGTACGAAGTTGATCCAGGCCGCCGGTCTTTATGCCAGCGACACTCTCTTTACCACTCAAGCTGATATGGCTCAGGCTCGTAAGGCCGGTACCATTCAACAGCTTAATCCCAACCGCATGTGTTTGGTTGACGTCGACCTGGAAGCTACCCTGCTGTCAGCCGACTACTTCGCAACCTGGGCACAACGTGGCGGATCTGGTGAGAGCGTTTTCAACCAAGGTTCTATGGGCAACGCAATGGGCATGGACTTCTTCACGTCTCTGCAATTCCCTCAGGATAACCTGGCCGCAGCTGGAGATGGTACTACCGCAACTGACGGCGATCCTATCCCCGCTGGTGCGACGGCCAACATCATCGGTTCGACCTCCTTGGTTGTTGATGCTACTGTTGGTCAGTTCGAGGCAGGTGACCGCATCGCGGTTGCGGGCGTACGACGTCCATTGAAAGTGGCCAGCCAGGTATTGGCAGGCGCCACCGCAATCCCACTGGTTGATCCCATCACCGAGATTGTCCCCGACGGTTCCGCCGTTACGGTCATCGGTTCTGGTGCCACCAACCTGTTGAGCCGCGGTGTGATCATGGACGACCGTTCACTCGGCTTCGCAATGCCAATGTTGGATGCTCCTTCCGATAAGCCCTCAAGCGTAGTCAGCGCGAACGGCTTCTCGATTCGAGTAGTACAGGGTTACGACATGACCACGAAGAAAGAGACTCTGTCTCTGGACGTCCTGGTTGGTGCCGCGGCTTACGATCCACGCCGCATGACTCTGCTCCGCGAGTTCTAAGAGTCGCCGCTCTTGGTTAGGGGGTGCTTCCGCAGGCCCCCGCTTTTTAACACTCTCGGGAGAGAAACGAAATGCCAACATTATACAAAGACGGAAAACAGTGTAACTGCACAATCCATCAGGTAGCATCGATGGAAAAGGGTGGTTGGACACGAACCGAAGGCGCGAAGGCGGAGAAGAAGAAAGCCGCTGAGAAGGTTGAGAAGCCTAGTTTGAAAAAGCCCGCTAAAGGCAAAACCATCGGAGAGTTGGACGGCTCGTAGTTGGGGCTAACCTGATTCTCATGAAATTCACAAAACAAGCGGCCGGACTTCAAAGAGGTCTCGGCCGTTTCTTCGTTAAGGGAGTTGAATAATGGCTTTGTCCAGTGTAACACCATACGCCACCGTTGCGGAGGCCGATGTGATCCTAGGGACAGTTGAGCCTTGGGATTCGGCAACGTCTGAAGAAAAGGAATCCGCTCTCGTCCAGGGCAAATTGTATATGGACGCCACTTATCTCTGCATAGTACCGGATCAAGCCAACCCACCGGAAGCATTGATAGAGGGTAACAGCCTATTGGCTAACGCGCAATTGAGCGAATCATTGTGGGAGCGCCAAGACGGATTAGGTCCACTAGCATCGGTTGATGTTGCGGCTGGATCGGTTAGCTCAAAGAAATCATACGCGGTGTCTGCAACGGGAACATGGAAAGATCCATTCCCCGAAGTCACGTCACTGGTTGGTGGATACTGTTCACTGACTCAAGGCTCTGCGGTAGTTAAGCCACTGGTTAGACGATAATGGGACTGCGCGACGACATACAAACCGATTTGGGGATTGCCTTCGATACGGATCTGGCGGACGCGGTCAAGCTATTTGAATTCACCAGTCGAGGCAATAGTCAGTACAACACGGTTACAGGAGTCGTGGATACGGTAGACACATCAGCGTTTAGCCGAGGTGTGTTCAACGATCCTACGACCTTACAACTTGTCGATAGTAACGTAAGACCGACCGACGTGGTCATTACGATATTGCAGAATGAGTTGTCATTGGAACCAAAGCCGAATGACTACTTGACAGTCGAGACGACGAAGGAGTTTACGGTCTACAAAGTAAAAGAGGATCCAGCGGACGCATCATGGGACGTGTACGCTAGACGAGGTAATGACACATGAGCGTTGAATTTGATGGCGCATTTATTCGGTCCACTATCGACGGCATTGAGAAGTTCGTTGAGGAGGCCCAGCGCAAGACTACACTCGACCTCTGGAATCGTCTGGTTAATATCACGCCTAAGGATACCGGCCGAGCGCAAGCATCCTGGATCGCCACGGCGAAGAAGCCGTCTAATGAAGTTCCACCCCCAGGTGAAAAGACGTACCCGCTCAACCGACCAGGTTCGTTACAGAGAACTGAGTTTGGCAACCCCAACTTTGTGGTGTCGAACATAGATTACATGACCAAGCTGAATGACGGCTGGAGCGATAAAGCCCCGATAGCCTTTGTTGAGATCTCGGTTGCAGGCGCCAGGAAGTTTGCTGAAAAGAGCTTAGGCCTAGAAGCTAAAAAGGAGAAGTTCTAATGACGATGACCTACGAAGAAATTGAGCAGCTCCTCCAGAGTACGATGGAAGCTCAATGGATCGGTACGTCTACCGTCGCATACGACAACGTGCCTCAAGAAACACAAAAATACCCATGGGTTCGGTTCATCATTATCCCGGTTGATAGTGAGAACAGGACTCTTGGAACAGATCCGAACGGCGTGACCCGCAACGGTATTTTATCGTTGCAGATATTCACGCTGCTCAACACAGGTTCAAGACTGAGCCAAGAACTTGCCGATGAGTTTCTCGCTATATTTGAGAACAAGCATCTCGGTGTGAATAGCACTCTCTGGTTTTATGCTGGTGAGACTCTTCGTATCGGTGATGACGGCAACAACTGGTTTCAGATGAACGTAACAATCCCATTTCAAGCTACTTAGCGAGAGGATACACAAATGGTAACTTCAACAAACCGCACGGACCTGGCGTATGTCGAGGAGGTAACTCCTGGTACTACCCCAGTCACACCGACTTTCCAGTCGTTGCCGGTTACGGGTAACGGTCTTCAGACCCTGTCTCTTATACACATCT